TGATTTCTATTATGACATACTAATTTTAAACTGGCTTTTCTTAAAGAACCACGGTTATATGTTTGTATACTTAAAGAAGTAAGACCAGGCATAGGAACTAATCCTTGTTCTATTCCACCTAACCCATAAGCAAAATTATTAATTGAAGATATATCGTTAGCTACACCTGCTCTAAAAGTAGGAGTAAAACTATCTAACTCTTGCTCATTTGAACCAATATCCCTAGATATACCAGTAGTACCATTAAATAAAACATATTGTTTAGCTAATTCTCTTCCATTATAGATATCAGTGCCTGTTAGTTCTACACTTTTTTCTCGAGATATGTAAGCTGAGGATGCGGCTCTTAGCCAGGATGTTTTGCCATTTAAATATTGTTGAATTTGTCCTTGGTTAAGACCATTACTATCTAAACCAAAAGGAGACTTTCCATAAAGTCTTTGTCTTAAATTAACTTGATCTTTAGCCCAAGGTTGTAAATCAATTCCTATTATATTACCCATAATTAATAGAGGTTTATAAGTTTAAATAGATTTACAATATTTGTAGGGTTTGAAGGGATTCGTAATTGTGTACCAACTGGGATGTATATGCTGTCTTGGGGGAGGTCTGTTGTTAGATCAGTACCGGTTGTCCCAGTATTCGCAATAGATATAATCCACCATAAAGTAGGATCTTGATAAAATTGGTTTGCTAAAGTAATAAAAGTATCACCTATAGTAGTATAAACATAAAGATCATTTGATGATAAAGGAACTTCCGGGTATTTTACTACCGGAGGAACTAATTTACCATTTAGAGCTATATCAATCGCTCCTTCATATTGACTATAATATCTATTATACATTTTATTCTATTGTAACTAATTCGTTTTGGTTAGTGTTTATATCATACCCAATAAACTTAGAACCTCTTTGTGGTACAAAGTTGTGGATTGGTTCAAAATCAAGACTAACTTCAACTACAAAAGGTAATTGAGCTATTGTATCATCAACAGTTCCATCATCATTTCTAGCAATTTCCCATGAAGCTTGATCTGGGATGCTTAATTTTACTGAGGTTAATACTCCGGGTACATCATTAAACCAGTCTCCTATAGTTAAATAAGTAATATTTCCTCTCATAAAACCATCTTTATAATTAGGAGCTGTTAAAGATGCTAAATAATTTAATTTTTGGTATTGAGTATATTGTTCTTGTCGTGATTGAACTGCTACAGTAAACTCAACTCCCATACTTCTATCAAACGATTGGTACTTATAAAAACTTTCAGCTCGACCAATATAATTATAAGATTGATATTTAGCACGGAATCCGTCTGAGACTTTACCTAAAAATGCTCTAAAATTAAACCATATTCTATTTGAAGGTTGGTCAGGGTCTACTGCTGAGATTTTAAATTTGATCATATCATCATTAAGAATATCGTCGGTATTGGTAAGTAAGGGTTTCATAGCAATATGGTCAGTAGTAACCAATGTAGGTTTACCATCTGCTCCTCGAACTCCTTTATTTGGATTATTTCTAATTAGTCCTCTTTGTCCAGGATCACCTGTATTATAGGTAGATATTCTATTAAAAGTATTATAATCAGTACTTGGAAGTAACTTTTCTTCTTCTGGGGTTAAGTTAAGTTGTGTATTAATAACTCGTCTAAAGTCAATTAATTGAGCTATACTATTAGGTCCATAGATTTTGCCTAATTTTCCAGCATCACTTTCATAAGTTACTTTACCTAAAATATTTTGATCGTATGTTAATACACCATCTCCAAAACTACGTTTTTTATTAGTTGAAAATACGTGGCGAGGAATAATAGAAACTTGACCTCCATAATTATCGGTACCTCCATAATAAGTTTGTAATAACAAATCAGAACCAGGAACAATTTCAGGGGCAACCCCCAATATAGCACTATTAGCTATTTGATATGCTTGATCCTTACCATTTACATAAGTAGAGACTTTAGTTTTATAAAGATTAATCATTCGATTCATCTTAATTCGGTCTGCTGCTTTATAAGCATTGGTATAATTTAAAGGATTAGCCCATCCTAATGAAGGCATAGAAATTCCTCCTTGTTTGTAGAGGTGAGGAAAATTAACTGATGGTAATTGAGCTCCTCCAAATCCAATGTTACCACCATAACTAAAAATACCACCTCTAAATTCAGGGACATTTATATTAAACCCAGGAATATTTAACCCAGGAATAGTTACTCCTCCACTAAGTTGATCTAAAGTTTGTTTTTTGTCATATATTTGAGATATTGGGAGGCTGAATAGGAAACGCCAAGTTGACTGTCTTGATAAAGCTACTTGTTTACTTTTCCAATTTTCCCCAATATTTCCCCCAAGTAAAGATGTATCTTCTAGTAGATCTTTTACTCTACTATATTGATCACTTACATAGGTATCATATTTTCCACCACCTCTAAGAATAAAATCTAACCCCGATGCCCCAGGTGGTGTACCATAAGGATCAGTATAGGCTGGGATATCGGTAGTAATATAGGGTTGATTACTAGTTCCCCCACCTGGTAGATCTTTACTGTATTTTAGATCTCTAAGGTCAGATTTTAAGTCTATTAAAGGCATTTAATTTGGATTATGGTTTTGGTGGACGATCTCCTCCTGTTCCGTATGGATTTTTATTACCATATTTGTTTTTAGGATCGTTTCCTCCTCCGGTGTTTTGACCATTACCACCACGTGGATCTAGTCTTGAACCACCACGGTAGTATCTACTTCCTAAGTCAATATCATGATGTGACATAATAATTTAATTTAAGGGTTAATATTATATGTTATAAATATTATTTTTTTATTGAGTAGCAAATGATCCTAATCTCATAGTTTCTCCAACTTTACGTCCATCCATTTCTACTACAGATGGTCGACTAGTTAAATCACTTAATAATGTTTTAATAGCTGCGAGTTCATTAGCCATAGCACTATTGTCCATACTTACTGTACCTTTAGGAGCACTTATAACGTCGTCTCCAAATAATTTAGTACCTGCAATTACTGTGTCTTTATCGTTTAATGCGATAGCGCCTTCAGGGCCGTATAGAGTACGTTTTCCATAGCCAGGAGATACAATGTCGTCACCTTTAGCAAGGTATCTGTAAGCGAGTGCACCTATAGCAGCAGTAGCAGCACCTGCTGCTATTGGACCTGCTATAGGACCTAACATCATAAAAGCGCTCCAAATTGAAGAAACAGCTTGAGCTAAAAATTTGTAAGCAGCTGCAGCTATCTTACCTATAAATTTACCCATAGCTTTTATACCATCACCAATATAGCCACCTACTTGTTTCATTAATTTTCCAGAACCATCTACAAGATCTTTAAATCTAGATTGTTTACCTACTAATTTACCAGCATCATCTAAAACTTGTCTTTGAGTAAAAAGATACTTACCTATACTTCCAACCATACCAGGTAATTGCTTTCCTACCATAGGAGCTAATATTACACCCCAAGCACCAAATTTATCATAAATCCATCCTACAATATCTTTAATAGTTCTAAAGACATCAAGTACTTCTCGTACAGTTTCTCTAAATTCTGCCGCTTTTTCATCTGTTAATTCAAAGGTACCAGTCATTTCATTTACTTCTCCTAAACTTTCATTTAACAATTTTCCAATTTCTTCGAAAATGATATTGATATAAGGAAGTATTTTCATTTGGATATCCTGAAGAGTTTTTTTAAAGCCAAGAAACTGGTCACCTGTTCCCGCTAATGCATCTTGTCGGTCTTGTTCCATTTTAAGAAGTTGTTCTTGAACTGAGACCATTGAAGTCATTGCTGCTAATCCTTGGCTTTGGAGATCTATCATTTGCTGGTTCTCAGAAACGTTTTCTTTTGCTCCTGCTAACATGTCTGCCATTTCTTCAGAGGACATGCCTAAAGTTTTAGCTATAGCTTCTTTGCTAATACGATCTAAACTTGCAAATTTTTCTTGAGTAATGCCTTGTTTAGTAATTTCCTCCATTACTCCTGCACGATCATCATCTAAAGCTAATGCTCTAGCTTTACTTAAATCAAGATTCATTCCTGTTAAAAGTTGAGCTTCCATTTCAGCTGAAATAGAGTCTTCAAAATTTAAAAGGCTATCCATAGTTTTTTCAACTTTAGATAAAGAAAGACCTAATTTAGTAGCTTGAGCTACCACTTTAACTAATTCAGTCCCTTGACCTTTAAAAGCAACTTGAGTAGCTCTAGATACTTGTGCAACCTCACTTAACAGTTTTTTCTGGCTTACGTTAAGTTTAAGGTTTTTTATTGATTGGGTAGCAGTGTCAACCATATTTTTAACCATTGTACCTGCTTCTTGACCACTTTGTTTTGCGAATTTATAAAAAGTAGCTAAATTATCTGCTGACATTCCAGCAAATACATTTAACTGCATAAATGTTTTTTGGGTTTCTTTAGATAGTTTTTCAGCACCATTAATAGAACTGTAGATTTCTTTAGCTGAGTTTACGGCCATATCTCCTGTCATTCCCATAGCCATACCAACAGAACGAGCAGAAGCTGCTAATTCTTGACCTTTTGCAGCACTTACACCTAAATTTCGAGATAATTGAGTAGCTTGTTCACTAGTTCTTTTAATAGATTCAAGACCCATTTCTCCATACTTTACAAACTGTTGGTAAAGCGTAGTTAAAATTCCTATAATACCACCTGCTGCTAGAGCTTTAAGAGCGCCACCTACGGCAGCTACTGCTACTTTTAATTTACCCATAGCACCTGCCCCTTTATCACCCATATCGGTAACTTTCTTAGCAGCATCACGAGCACTGTCAGCGGCACCTTGGAAAACTTTAGCTACACCTGAGAGTCCTATTTTATTGAGGAATTTGCTAGCACCTTCAGCACTTTTGCCTAGTATGCCCATAGCGTTATTTATGTTTTTTTGCCTTCGTTCTTGATCTGCAAGTATTTCTCCTATTTTTCCTAATTGGGCAGCTTGTCTATCTAAATTGATGATTTGTTTAGCTTCTATAGATAATTGAGATTCTAAACCACGAAGTCGTTCAGAATATTGTTCTTCAGTAATTTTTCCTAATTCTAGTTGTTTAGTTAAGTCTTTTTCTCTAGATTTAAATAAAGCAACTTCGTTTTTTAAATCATTAGAAGCGTCTTTTAATAAGCCTTTCTTTACTCTTTCTATTTTATTTCGTTGTTCAGCTATTTTTACTAACTGTTTTTGAGTAGAAGCCTGATCATCAATATCTAGTTTTAAATCTCTTGCTATTTTAGCATTTTGTTTTGAAAGATCAACTGCTTGCTTATCTAATTCTGTTTTATCTTTCATGTACTTATACATTAAAGACATTTGAGTGGCTAACTGAGAAGATATGCTTAGCTGATCTCCTAATGCTTCATTTTGTTCTGCTATAAGATCAGCTTTTAATTGTTCTAGTTTTTCGTCGCCTTTAGCCATAATTAGAATATTGTACTCGTATAAATATTAAAAGGCATCATTTTTTTGATGCCTTTGTAACATAAGATGGAGGTTTAATCTTACTTTTATCAGGATTACCCCAATCTAAATTAGTAGTAGTAGAAGTTTTTCCAGTTTTAGAAGTAGAATTATTATAAGCTTTTTCATCAGCTTTATTTCTAGCATCTATAGATTTATTTAAGAAATTAATTGTAGCTCTTCTTAACCAAATTGGAAAATCGTATACTTCTCCCCATGAATAACCTCCTTGACCATTATACACTATATCGTGTATCTGTTGAAACACTAAAAGTCTATGCTCGGGCGTCAGGCCAAAGAAATTGAACTTCTAAAGGAATAGCGACCTCCTCTTCGCCGTTTTCTCCTTCATAAATAAAAGTCATTTTAGTATCTGGAGCAACTTCTTTGTAGTATGATCTTAAAGCTGTAGAATCACGTGCTAAAAGATAATTATCTACAAAATCACGAATAGTTTGTTTTTCAGAATCACCTTCAACAGAAGTGATCATATATTTAAGTCTTAATGAAGAATCTGCTGAGAAGTTCTTTTGAACTCGTTTCATACCTTTAATTTCATTAGTCATAGCAGTATCATCGTGACCTGTAAGAATTTTAAAAGTAATCTTAGTTCCTGAATGGGGAAGAGTAAATGGGAATTCATTTACACCTTTAGTAACTAAGGTTGTATTTAATTCTTTAGCTGGGAGGGCTGATAGATCTACAGTGATTTCTTCTTCATTGTATGTAAATGAATAGTCTTTACCATAGCCTAAAACTCGAGCAGCTACTAATAAGGAATTTTTATCACCTGTAACTAAATCATCTAAGTTACATTTAGTAACAATTACAGATTGTAAAAGTTTATCAACAGCTATACCTTGCTTAATATAACTTTGGTTAGTTAAAATGTCTTCTTCTTTTGCGGTCATGTACTTCATTTCAACTGTACCGCTTGATAATGGGTGCCCTTCAGGGTATAACCAACCTTTTGATGGGAGTTCTACTGTTTCAGTAGGGAATTTAAATTTTGGTGTTTCGTTTTCCATAGATTTTTAATTAGTTGCAACTGTATATCATATATAAATACTATAAAGAGAAGTCTTTGACGAATTATTTATTAATATTGACGACCTTGTGTGCGATAAAGATCGAAATCTTTATACACTTTAGATTCTAGTTTATCGACTCGAGAGTCGGTATGTCGAACAACATTGTTCTCGACATTTTTAATTTCATTATATAAATCATTTCGGTAGCGTTCTACCTCATAATGTAGTTCTCTAACGTTAGCTTCTAGCTCTCGTTGAGTAGATTCCGCTTGTTTGCGGGTAATGTTTAATGTCTTTAAGACCAAAAACGTACCTGCAACGATCAAAAGATCAATCACAGCAAGCACACCTATAGTAAAAGATAGTGTTTCCATAGTTTTGTTTAGTATTAAGTGTCAAAGAACTTCTCTTATAGTAAATACAATATAAAAAAAGAGCTTGGCAAAGCCAAGCTCAAATTTAATTTTATGTAAACTTTTATTAGAAGTTTAGTACACAATAATCCATACCGAGGGTTACAGTGATATTTTGGGCAGCAGTATCATTATCCCAGTTATATTCACCAAATTCAGCGGCTTTAATAAATGCACCTTTAATAATCCATTCAGAAACGATATCACCTACAGGACCTAATACATCGATAGTAACGTCTTTCTTATAGAAATCACTATAACCATCTCTACCAGTTACTGATTCGTGGTGTAAACGAACCCACTCCATTACGGCTTGTGCGCCTGAAGGAGTAATTGGATCAAATAAAGTCATTGTTAAATCATTCCACTTTAATTTACCTTTAATTTTGCGGTAAACGTTAATATGGTTTAACATAATTTCTTCTTGCGAAAAACCTACAGATGAGATACCTTTAATTGTGTATGAAGGAATTCCACCAACGTACATAATAAATCTATTCTGTACTTTTGGTTCAAACGCCGTGAAGAAAATTTCGTTAGAGTCTAATACTGCCATTTTGCGTTTATATTAATTGTTCTATTATAAATATTCAAACTTTAAACTTTTATGCTGGGAAAGTAGCACCAGTTGGTAAGATGTTGAAGTCGAGGTAAATAAATTCAGCTGTCTTAGTTGGTTGGATGAAGATCTGGCCAATTAACTGGTTTCTATCAATTACATCAGCTGTGTTGTTAGTATCATCCATGATTACTCTGAACGCATACAAGCCTTGTTGTTGTTGAACTTGTTCTAAGTAAGGATTTACTTGAGCTAAGAATCTATTTCTAGTAGCAATTGTGTTTTGTTCAAATACTAAATTATTAGCTACTTGAGAAATAAATGATTTAAGTTCAATTAACAATCTACGAACGTTTACACGGTCGAGAGCTGTAGCTCTAGTTTGAAGTGTTTTCTGTCCGTATACTACAACACCAGTTCCTGGGAATGTAGCAATTGGGTTAACTTTTCCTGTGTATAATGTGTCTCTGTTAGCTTGAGTTAATGTCTTTTCAGCTCTAGTTACGTTACTTAAACCACCTCTGTTAATACCTGCTGGGGCAAACCAAGCATAAGAAACTGAATCGTTTTGAGCATATACTCCAGGAATCATTGCTGAAGCTGGAACCCAAACGTTTTCACCTGTATCTGGGTCATTGGTTTGTAACCAAGGCCAGTAAGTAGCAGCGTATGAAGTATTTCTAGTAGCAGCAGCTGTTGTAGCATTTGCAACAGTAGATCCATAAAGGTTTTGATCTAATATTAAAATATGATCACCTCTATTTTGTGCGTTAGAAATTAATGAAGTAACTTGAGATACCATTCCAGCACTAGTTACATTAGCTGTGTCAAATAAACCTGGGGCTGCGATCATATTGTACTGGTATGCATCTTGGTTTGCAAGAAGAGTAATCATAGCAGCATAGTCTGAACCTGTTAAGCCTTGAGAGTTAGTTACTCCACTGATAATATTATTGTAATATTTGTTTCCAGCATTAGCTTCCATATTACCAATAGCGTTTCCAAATGAGCCACTAGCTACAACTGGAAGAGAAGCTGTGTACGCTGATTTAGGAGCTCCTGAGTTATCAAAGTAATTTGGAGTGGTAGCGTTTACTGATTTTACTCTTACAAATCTAGAAGCATTAGGATATGATCCAGAGATTTCAATTTGAGAATTATCAGCACTTAAAGCTAATTTATAGTTACCAATTACTTTAGATACGAAGTTAGGTACTGTTGGGTCAAGTGATAAGTTAGTCCAAGTTTCTAATACATTAGTTTCATTAGCATTATCATCACCTCTTCTAATTACTAAATCAAAAGTACCAGATGAAGTATTACTAGTAACAATTTGCCATCTAATGTTATCTGATGAACCGCTTGCTAAAGCACCGTTTGAGTCTAAAGAGCTAGTGCTATTCATGATAGTACCCTCACTAAGGGTTTCAAGAACAAGAGCTACGGCACTATCACCGTTTACACCACCACCTAAAGTAGCTTGATCTGCGAAGCTTGAAGCTGATCCAGTTGAGAAAATTACTCCGTTATAAGTAGAACCAGATGCTGAAGATGAAATTGCTAAACCTACACCTGATTCTGAAACAAAAGTAAGTGTACCACCAAGAGCAGTAGCTTGGCCCATTGAAGCTGTTAAGTTAGCAAGTGATTGACCAACAGATGAACCTGTAGAGAAGAAATAAAGTAAACCATCAGTATCATCTGCAGGAACTGGGGTCGCTGAAGCAACAAAGCGGTAGAGACCAAAACTACCAGTTACGCGAACTTCGTCTCCATCACTAAATGCAGCTGCTAAAGCAAAGCTAGCAGTAGCAAATTTACCAGCTGTTACACTTTGGTTATTTGTAATATCACTTGAAGTAGCAGGTGTATAAGTTGAACCACCTCCAGCTACTACTCTAGATACTAATAATGAAGTACCTCCATTATTAAAATAATTGTAAGCAGCTATTGAAGTAAAGTAAGTGTATTGTTCACCACCACTAATGAAAGTTGTACCAAATCTATTTGTGTAGTCATTGTAAGAGCTAACAAGTGTTGGGATTTCAACTGGTCCTTTTACTGTAGGGCCTATGATAGCGGCACCCGCCTGTATAGGTAAGCTACTAACTTGAGACTGGTCGTTTTCTCTAGCTAATACTCCTGGGGAGATTAATGTTTCTGCCATTGTTCTATTGGGTTAATTTTGTGATAAATATTATATTTTTTTGTTAAAGTCAATCTTTAATAAACTCACCTGTTTCGATATCAATAGAACCTTGCCCGTATTTAGCTTCAAGAGTACTTCCAATTTCAGTTTCTCTTGTTTTTAAGTTGTTTAATTCTTCTACTAAACTAGCTTTTTGAATTTGCAATAATTGGATTCTATACTCAAACTCCCCAAACTGGGCTATTATGTTAGTACCAATTTCTTGAATTTCCTTTAATTGTTGTAACTCATCAGTGGTTAAAAAAATCTTTTCCATAGTGTTTTATGTTAATAAATATTAAGGGTTTTTTGTAAAGCACTTATTACCATATTAGGAGTAATATTTTTTGTGCATTCGAATTGACGTAAAGTTCCTTTATGGTCAGGACACCATTCCCAATCTCCAGGATTTAACCATTCACGGTTAAAACATCCAGTACATACATTAGATCTTTTAGGAAATACTCTTTCACAAGTAAATTCTGTATGTGGTTCGCTAAATCCTGAGATTAGTATAACTGGGGTTCCAGTAGCCCAAGCTAACCAACTTAAACCACTACCAACACCAATAAATGCATCAGCATGTTTAATTTGATTTATTCTTTCTTCTAATGAAAAATCTCCAGTTTTATTTATAATTCCTTTTAAAGTTCCTCCTAATTTAGAATCATGCCATTTATCTCCCCAAGGTTCTTGAGTAATCATTACTACTTTGTAGCCTTGTTTATTTAGATAATCAATAACAGTTTGCCATCCTCTAGGATAATTCCAATACTTAGCATGAGCCGAAGCGTGGGGGGCTATTACTACATACTTTTCTTTTAATGGAGAAGGTTCTTGTGGGAGTTTTATTTTGGGTTTTATTTCAGTATACTCTAATCCTAGAATATCAGTTGAAGTTTGTTGTAAATTTAAAGCTTTAAAATCACGGGGTACCTTACTATAATTAACAACCGCATCACTTTCATAATGCCAACCTACACCATACATAGCATACAAATCAAATACTTCAACTCCAGGAGTTATAAATTCTAGTTCTGGGTATTCATCGATAAACCAATCATTATGGAATGTAGAAGTTATAACATGGCAATTCCATTTTTTTCTAAATTCATCAACATAGGGAAACCAAGCTAATGTATCACCAATAGCACTTGAATCCATATGGATGTAAACTCTTTTACCTTCAGGATTATACTTATGTTCAAAAACTAATTCATTATTTGAGGCATCATATACTTGAACTAACCAATTAATAAAATATTTAATGTTAGTACGAGTCCACATGTTAGTACTAATAGTAGTATCGTGTAATATAGTTTGGGTGTCTTGGTCAGTAAATACAACTTTATATTGTTTTTCTTCAGGACCAGTAACTTCTATAAAAGCCCCATCTACAAAATTACAAGAAAATTTATTTTGTAACTTTTTAAATGGAATTTTTAAAATTTTAGTACTATTATATTCGTCAATTAAAACTTCTTTCATACAAACTCATTATATATTTTTACTAATTCAGTAGTACGATTATACCAATCTAATTCTTTAGCAGTATTTGCACATTTTTCTCTATAAGAATCAAAATTTAATAATATATCTTTTAATCCTTGATCCATTTTAAATACATCTCGAGGAGCTCTCCAAGCACCATGAAAATCAGTTTCATGCTCCCAATCAGCAATAATAGGTAAACCAGCAGCTGCGGCTTCAATCATAGTTAAATTAGGATGACCTGCTTCTAACATTGTTGGATGGATAAAAATATCATGTTTATGATATAAATCTAATAATTCAGTGTTAGGTAAATCAAAAATAATACTTAATTTAGGATAATTTAAAGCCCAAATGTGATTATTAAAAAAATTTTGATTATTGTATGGGCCCGCTATTGTAATTTCTAAATCATTTAGCATAGCTAATCCTATACCATAAGCAAAACCTTTTCTATCAAATCCAGCTTGACCTCCTAAACCATTATTAGCAACCATTAAAAGTTTAGGTTCAGTTGGTATTTCTTTTTCAATAGGGTAAAATTCTTGATTATTAACCCCGTGAGCAAAGTATCTTACTTTAGGATGATTATCAAACCAATCTACTAAAAATTTAGCAGGTACTAATGATACTAAAGATCCTTCAATAGCTTTTAAATTTTCTTTATATACATTTGAGTCTTTGCCATAATGAAATACATGGTGATCATGTAATTGAAATATGTAAGGAATATTTCGTTCAGCTAACATTAAAGCTAAATTAGCAACATGGCAATGAACTATATCATATTGATAAGGTTCAACCCAAGTAGCAAATTTAACATCAGCTACATGTTCTTGTTTTTCAAGATTACACTTAAATTCCCAAATAATTTTTTCTATAGCACCCCAACCTTTAGGAGGAATAGTTAATCCGCAAGCGGGGTCGATATGGGCTACTCTCATTCTTTAGCAAATATTAATGGACTATTTTCGTCTGTTGATTTATCGGTTTGTTCAATAATACTAAATCCTGGGAGGTGTTTAGTATAAATTTTTTCTGCTGTTCCTACTTTTAATTCAGCTACATTACATACCCACATATCAAAAGCATCCCATGGTGTTGTATTAATTTTATCTTGAATATAAGATAGTTTATCATTATTAATTAAATATGATTGGGCTGGAATAAATGGTGTAACGTTTGTATAAACATCTTCAATTTTAGGTCCATTTAAATTACGGTTTTGCCATGGATTTCCAAATCCAATAATATCTTGGTTAGTTTCTTTTGATAATCTACTAAAACGAATTAATGAATCATATAACTCTTGATAGTCTGAGTCAACAATTACATCTCCTTCAAATATTAAAATATAATCATAGTTATAATTATCTTCATCATTTATAGCTGTAGTATGGGCAATATAACAACCATAGTGGCCAGGAGCAAGTTTATAGTAACCAGGTTTATCTTGAACGTCATCTGGGCGATTACAAGTATCTTTAGGAGGTAATTCAGTCCATATTTTATTTATACGTTGTTCATATTTAATACCTGTTTTTTCACAAAAATCTTTAATATTGTTTACTGAGCGTATTTCTTTTGGATTGGTTTCCGGCTCAGTAACTAAGTGCATTAATTTGATTTTTTTAGAGGTTACTAAATTTTTAATTTTTATAAACCCATTTTGAGGTAAGATATCATTATAGTAATTATAATCAATGTTTATTTGTTTACTTTCTATAAATTTATTAGTATTTAAATCAAAAATTTCTAATTTAATTTCATACAAATCATTTTTATTAAATGATTCACAATTTATGGGTAAATAATAAAAAGTTTTGTCTATAATTTCTAAATCTTGGGTATTAACTAAATTTGAATTTTTAAATACTGAGAGTTTGAAAAGTCTACTATCTTTACTATTTAATACTTGGATATAAGGACAAAATATCTCTGGGTGTTCTTCTACTGGGAGTGCTGTAAAATATTCTACTCTTGAAAAATCTTTATGAGTAATATCTCTATTTAACTTTTCTCTAAAAATTTCAGTATTTTCATAATGAACTTTGGGGAGATTTTTAACTCCATTATACATTAAGTTTTCTAAACTATTAGTCTCTGATCCCCATTTATGCTGTAAATCATCATACTGTTTAGAATCTGTTATTAAAGGGAAATTTTTAGTATAAAATTCAGGTTTAGCTGCAGCAAAGAATGTAGTTAAACATGGGCCTTCTTGTTCTTGTCTAAATTCATAAAAAGCATCTTGTGTATCTAAAATAGATGAAATTTCATCTAAATATGTTTTATGATTTAAAATATAGTCAAAATTTAAAAAGAATACTTTTTTAATACCTAACTTTTCTGCTAAAATACATCCATTGTAGTAATTAGTATAAACTGTAGGACCATGATATATGTCATTATTTTCACCATTTAAATTAACGTATACATCAAAATCTGGGGAGTAATAGAATGATTTGTTAAAGAATGTATGTTTAGTTAAAATATTATTTTTATCGTAAATACAATAATCTACTAATGATTGTAATTCTTCTGGGATAGGAGCATGGGATACAAGGATAATTTTTCTTCCAGTTTGTTTAGCTTTTACAATACATTCTTTAGTTGTATTAACAATGCTATCAGTAATAGGATAAGTAGAAATAATAATAGCCTCATTTTCAGGATTATAAATTTGAACTCCTAGTTTTTCAGCTATTAACTCACAATTTTTTTCAAAATTATCAAATTCTAAATAATTTACTCCTTCAAAATTATCCCAATAATTTAAGTATACTGGGAGGTTATATATTAAAATTGGGATTTGATATGAAACTGCTTCACGAATTACTAGTGGCATCGTTTCTTTATCATTATTTGTTCCGCGAGAAGTAAACAAAAACAAATCCATTGCTTGATAGAATTTATCTACATCAGTGCGTTCGTTCCACCAAGTTAAGTTTGAAGGTTGATTATTAGCTAAATCTTCCCAATACCATTTAAAATTATCAGCTCTATTACCTAAACTATGAAATTCAACATCAGGAAATTGTTGAGCATATTCAAAAAATTCTTTTTGATTTTTTCTAGGAGTGTATAACCCAACGTGTAAAACATGTTTTTTGTTTGGATCTAATCCTAATTCTTTTAATGCTTCTTCTCTATTAGGACGTTCAACGTATTCAATTGGGTAATATACTACAGTTTTAGGAATGTCTATATCTTTATACTGTTGAATTTGCCACTCAGATACAAACATAAATTTGTCTGGGAAGAATGATTTTTCTTGGGTGTTATAAGATGAATCATGGGATGTTTCTACAATTCTATATTTACGTTTAGTAGAGTATATTTGTTCTGCTACAGATCTGTCCATAAAAAATTCAGGAATTTCTTCTAAATGAACAATATCAGGTTGA